TTTGGAGTGTTAGGATCATTCTGTTCTGACTTAGGCAGTCTCTTTTTTATGCCTTCGCTTCTTGCGCAGTAGCTATCACCTTTGGGAGTTCCTGGTGACACTGTTGCTCCTTTCTGCCCATACTTAACAACTTTCTTTCTGCCAGTCTTTGGGTTTTTAACTACTTTCTTTCTAGCTTTCTCAGCCATTACTTTGCCTTTGGCTTTTTAGGAGCAAAGCCACCTTTCTTTTTCTTCATCTTATCGTAGGTCTTTGGATCAATGGTAGACTTAGATTTGCTTCTAGAAGTTCCAGCTTTCTTTCTTTTATTCATATTCTCATAGAGGCTCATGACATTCTGCCCATAAACATCTGGTCCATCTCGGTCTCAGACATACCTTCTTTAACTGGAGCTTCTTCCTCCATCATAGGCTCTTCATCTGGTGCTTCTTGCAAGAACTTCTTAAAGTCTTTGCTCTTTGCTAACATTGAAAGCTTGCCAGTTAGGGCAGCAAGATCTCTGTCTCTGCTAACGCCGTCTAAAGAGATAGCCATATCAGGAGTTAAGATTTCTTTTGCTGTCGCATCTTCAACAGCTTTAGATACCATTAAAATTTCTCTGGTAAATTTTGCTGGGAATACAGTCTCGTCTTTGCTGAACATAGGATAAGTTGGAATACCAAACATGCTAGTGACTGCATTGTGTGCTTTAACTAAAGAGTTTAATGCACCCTTTGAAAACATGCCCTTTGGACTTGCTTCCATGCCAACACTTTCTTCCATCTTTTCTACCTCGCCAATCTTCTTTGAAACTTCGCCCTTCATATCTTCAACTGGTGACATATTTAGAGCTGCTATATCTTGCATTGCCATGTTATCTCCTACTTAATAACTTGTTTTCTTCTCACCAGACACACACTCGTGCGCTGGAAATGTTTCTGTCATAGCTTTGATCTTATCTCCGCCAAAAGCTTTTAGGTTCTGATGATAGGTAGCGTTTACCTTATCTTGTTCTAGAACTGCTTCTCTACGCTTTGCGTTGAAGTCATCTATAAAGTGACTGCCTAAATCAGACTCAGGTACAAAGCCTCTGTCTCTCATTATAGCTTCCTCTTCTTTACGAGAAGCCACTGGTCTACCTAATGCTGTTGACTGGATAGATGAGCCTGACAGACCAGCTCTCCAATCAGCACCCCAACTAGATGGAGTAAAAGCTGGGACAGATAATATTTTGGTCATAACAATATGGCAGCTATCGCAAATAACTTCTTGGTCACGGTTCTCCATTTTTAGGATAAGCTCTTTGTGACCACCACATCTTGCACACCAACGCTCATAGATTGGCATTAGTATTCCTCCTCTTCACACATAGACTTGTATTTATCAGCTCTTGTTGCAGGCTTAGCAACTTCCTCAGATGGTTCATCCATTTCAGGATACATCTGGTCTAGCTCTTCCATAGCCTTGCTCTTCTCATCTTTAATTATAATCTTTATCATAGTCCTATCTCCTCACCTGCTGCTACCTGTGGAGGTTGTGTTATCTCAGGCTCCTTCAAGAAAGTCTCAGGTAAACTAAATGACCTGATTATCTCTTCCTTGATTGCCTTTGGATCTACATTAAGCTGAGCTAATATTGGAAGTAGCTCAACAAGTTGTCTCTTCTTTATCTCTTTACTTAGAGGTGTTGATGCCTGGTCAAGTGCAAAGAACTTTAGTTTATAATCTAGCTTATCTGCTGTAACAAATACAGCTTTCTTATCAACCATAATAACTGGACGCTCCTTATCTTCTAGCTGATATACCAACATTCTAATAAATATATTAGCTAACATTTCAATTGATTCATCACGCTCTCTAGCCATACGTCCAATCTCTGAGGCTGTATACTGGGCTAGTGCTGTTACCTCTGTTGCTGTTGCTTTGGTTGCTTCACCTCTTACGTTGGCAGATATGATAGAACCTCTCTGAATATCGGATTCAACCATGCCCAGGTATCTGTCAAAGTTTGCTGATAAAGGCTCAACAGGTATTGGTCTAATTAATCCATCAAGAGAGTCTGCATCAACTGGAATCATTGCTCCATCTTGACCAGCAGAAATCTTTGCTAAACTTTCCTCATCAATGACACCTTCTTTGTATAAGAACTGGCGGCTATCTCTACGTATTGCATTGGCCCAGAATGTTCTGATGATATTCTTCTCAAATAGCTGATCATATACACGACCTAGAGTTGAGTAACCATCCATTGGTTTATCTGGAGTACGACTGTAATAGAGCGGAGCAATTGGAACTAGAGGTGAGCCATCATAATTACGCAAAGGAATCTTTATGTCTTCTAGTAATCCACCACCTACTTTATAGTTTGGTGAGAAGATATATAGCTTGTCCATGGTGAGATCATAGAACTCAACAACCTCGATATACTTATATTCGTTTGGCAGACTAGAGAACTTGCCACTACCTACCTTATCTTCGTTCTGAAAGTAATCTGGTTTAGAAACTGGATTCCATTTCTTAGATCCATATAAACTAGTGGCATCATTAAGTGGTAGATAATAGTGATGCGCTACGAATCTCTGCTCTTCCCATAGGTCTGCATCTCTATCTAGAATAACATTCCAAGGCTCCAGTGCCCTTATAGCCACGCGATTCAATGGGTCGGTACTTTCCCTTGGTGAGATCTTAAAGAAGGCCATAGGGTATATTAAAGCCAATCTAGAGCCATTCTCTAGAGCCTTCCTGTTATCAGCCATCCAGCCATTGACACATGCCTTTGCTATCTCAACATCAGCTTGGCTAGCTTGCATAGAGTCAGCTTCAATTGATGGAGACTTTTCAAATAAGGATGCGATGTAAGATTCAATAAAGGTATATCCATCTGAAGTCTCAACACGTAGGGATGACTCATCTGGAATTAAATCTTCAAAGAATCTGGTCATATAGGCTCTACGTAATCTCTTCATATCTCCAAGTCTATTCGTCCATAGGTCCTTATGCTCACCTAGCACTTGACGAATTAACTTGATAGTTTCTGCTTCTGATCTTGCCATTGAATATATTCCTCGATAATGTTGGTGATGTTAACGCTGCTCGCTGAAAATAAGGGGGTGCCTCAAATAATGCAGTTAGTAAGGTAGGGATATGTCATATATATAGTATGGTATCCGGCCCTAGCCGGATACCCCTAGTATCTCCTAGTGCTCTGGTAGCTTAGATTCTTTTGCGCTTTAGATAGTTTGACCTGCGCCACCCAGTCAGGCAGCTGGCTCTTTGTTGGAAGACTTACTTGCTTAATACATTGGAGCGCAAGAGCTAGAGCTATGACACTATCACCGTGTGTTGTATGGTGTTGTGGATAATCTATATTCCCTTTGTCGTTAATAAAGAATGCTCTTAATTCTTGTGAGATAATCATTGGCAGGTCACGAATACAACCTGTCCTTACTGCCTCACGCAATGCCTCAAACATTAACCACTTGGTCTTGCTATTAGTATTCCAGTCTTTGCTATCTTCATCCAACCACAATGACCTAAAGCCTCTTGATCTAAGTTCAGTTAAAGCTGCGATACCTATGCTATTACCTTCGACTAAACATTTAGCTCCACCATATGTTGCAGAAAGCCATTCTATTCTATCAACCAGTTCGGATATAGAACACATATTGCTTTGCCACATAGCTGCTATCTGCCATGTTGCCTTATCTAATACAACGATTGTTGAGCTATCCTCACCAACACCTGCTGCCACATCTACGCCTATGCCATAGCTTGTATTAGCAGAGTAAGGATGGATGGTGACTATCTCATCATCTTCACATGGAATGGAAAGAACATTGCAATGTCTTAAATCTTCTTCGCTGAAGTAAGCATTTGATGTTGAGCCATAAGCATCTTCAATTGTCAAAGGATATTCTCGCTTAAACTTGGTCTTGCCAAGCTGTTGTATCTTCATCCTTCTCCAGAGTATCTGACCTGTACTTAAATCTAAGTCTGCTTCTTCATCAGTCAGATCAGTGAGCTGGCCACCCTCATCCGTGCAAAAACTTTTGGGGTCGTTATCCATTGGGTGTGATGCGGTGTACTCATCATGGAGTGACCACGGAAAAAACAATAACTTTAATCCAGCCTCTCCTCTTTGTGCCTTTAAGATATCAAGGTGATGCGCATCTCCATATCTATTTGCAGTCGATTCCTGAATCAGTCTACCTTCATTTAGTGAAGCGACTGCTGTTGCCTTTAGCTCTTCTGGATCTGGAGAGAAAGCATATTCGCTCAGATGAATATAGTTTGCAGTGAAAGATCTTAGACCACCTTTGCCTTCAGCACTTACTGCAATGACTTCTGCTTCTGTGTCTTTAAGTTTCATCTCAATTGTATTTCTAACAAGCAAGGGTCTTTGTAATGGAAGGGGCAAGTTGTCCCAGAATCTAAACCACATATTTAATATATGCTTGGATGAAGCTAGCTTATGGCTAAGGATAGCTATGGTAATTGGAGTTGAACTTACATACCATTTCCAAAATAGATAAGCTGACACAACAGTAGATGAACCTATCTGCCTACTCTTAAGAATAACTAAGTCTTCATTGCCAGATTCAAATGCTTCTATGATTGCGATCTGTTCGCTGTTAAGCTTAAGAGGCACCATCTTTCCAGCTTTATTTTTAATCTTAAGCAATGGTATAAACTTAAATGGATCAGCTAGTGTAGCCTTAAGCTTAGACATAACAGACATTATGCTGCCCTCTCAAGCCATCCTGATATGACGTCAATCTTTTGCTCTTCGGATATACCTTTTGTCTTTTTGGATTCCATTTGTGACAACTGTGCCAAGCAAAATGTCATAGCAGTTTTGCCGTATCTAGGCTCTTTATTTGCATTTATATCTTCGAAACAATCTTGCAACATCTGCCATAAAATAGCAGAAATGTCTTTATTTTTTAGGCCCTTTCTTATTCTCTTTGTCCTTACATCTTCATAACTAACTCCACCTTTATATGGCATAGTGATCTCCTAAATAATCCTTAATCTTTTTTAATGCGTTCTTATGTTGGTTAAAGATATAAACCTTTGAGCACTTTACAACATCTGCTATTGCTTGGAATGTATCTCCATATACATATCTTCTTTCTATAATATACCTTTGTTTATCGCTTAGACTTTTGCAGTCCTTTATAATCTCGTGTATATTTATTTCCTCCAAAGAATCTTCCTCTATATCCTCCGCCTCTTCAATAGGATTCCAGTTGTGAATCTGGTCAATCATTCCGTCTAGGTAACATCTATATCTCCAATCTCCTTGCATTTCTATCTCCTATATTAGATATATTTATATTCATAGATATCGGATTTGTCAAGCGAAAAAAAAGCAAAAAAAAATCCCCAAGCTTTTGCCTGGGGATCTAAATGGGAGAGAAAAATGATGATCTTTACACACAAACTATTATCGAATATACTGTCCAAACTAAGTCATGCGAAAGCAATCTGCCTTCACCTATGCAGGAGTTGTTAACCTATCGCAAATCAATTAGATGAGGTGGCTCATCAAGTACAGGTTTATTTGCTTGTCGATTTGCTTGAATCAAATCTTTATATTCAGTTACCTTGCAGATATGGTTCCTACCACTCCATCCATCAACTACTACACCTGTCTTTGGATAAATTGTCCATGGATCGCTCATGGAAAAATTGCTGTAACCTTCACAGATAAAGGTTACCTTAGCACTTGGAATAGATAGTGTGCCAGATCTTATATAAGTTATGCAGGATTTATTAGTCATCTCTGCTGTGCCTTCGACTCCGTAGCATTTAAAAACATCAGGGTTGCCAGGGATATTGATTGCAA